AAGTAAATAAGAAGGGCCTTGTGCCCTTCTGGAGAATTACATGGAAAAAGTTATCAAACCAATTCTTTATGTGATTGCTGCAATAATTGTATTCCAATTTTTATCTGGAATAGTAGTTAAAAAGTTTGATTATTTTAAAAATAATAAACCTGACGTTTCTAATATCACAATAGCAGAAAGAGAAAGACAGTTAGAATGTCTAGCTCGTAACATTTATCACGAGGCAGGCAATGAACCTTTCGAAGGTAAAGTAGCTGTTGCCCAAGTAACTATTAATAGATCAGAATCAGGAATGTTTCCCTCTGATCTCTGCAAAGTAATATATCAGAAAAACAAGTTTATGGAGAAAGTTGTGTGTCAGTTCAGTTGGTATTGTGATGGACCATCAAAGATGAAGTTAATTGCCAATGAAACATATGAAGAGTGTTATAAAGTTGCTAAGAAAGTTTTACTAGAAGGTTTTAGATTGCCCAGCCTTACAGAAGCAATGTACTATCACGCTGATTATGTCAATCCTGGATGGAAAAAAGAAAGAGTTGGTAAGATAGGTCGTCATATTTTCTACAAGGCTTAGCATGGAACACCTAGACAGATACTTTAGAACATTTGTACAATTTTGTAAAACAAGATTAACTTCAACAACAGCAGAGACTATTTCTTGGTTAGGATTGGTACTTATTCACGCTGCAACAGTCCCTACTATACTTTCAATCATGGCTGGTCTCAATGATAAAATGCCACCTCTAGACCTGGTTCTTTTAGTTTGGGCAGGGTTGGCTATGTTTTTTGTAAGAGCTGCTATATTAAAGGATATGATAAATCTAGTTACTATAGGTTTTGGCTTCGTTGCTCATGCTGCTTTACTTGCCCTGCTCGTGTTTAAATAAATAATAGTTCAATCACATCAAACTCTTATGAGTTTCTTTTGGAGGACAAATGAACATTCTAAGAAAAGCACTCGCGATGCTTTTCATTATGACAACATTGAATGCTTTAGCACAAACAAACACTTCAACACAAAACACAACATCTGGCACTACCACTAGTACTACAAGTTTAATTGATAACGGCTCTTACGATGGTGGTAGAAGTTTAGTAGATACAAACTCTACATCGAACAGTACAAGTACAGTATCAACCAATAACATGAGCACAAGTACTTCTAATACAACTTCTTTAAGTACTGTAAACAGCTTATCCACTAATAATAACAACAACGTAAGCACAAGTACTAATATTAATACAAATAACAACGTACAAAGTGGTACAGCAACTAATATTAATGATAATCGTATGTCTGGTTCAGTAGTTTACACAAATAACAACAATACAAGTGGTACCATGACATACAATAACAATAATGTCAATACTGGTACGATGACATACAACAACAATAATGTTACAACTAGTAACAACAGAAACGAAAACATTAATTCTGGAACCATGACATATAATAACAATAATGTCAATACAGGTACCATGACATACAACAACAATAATGTCAATACTAGCACGACTAGAAATGAAAATATTAACTCAGGAACACAAACATTAAACAACAATACAGTAAGTACCAACAAAAATGAGAATATTAATACAGGGACAATGACATATAATAACAATAATACTTCTACAGCTACCAGTACTGTAAACAACAATCAGACTGGTGATATGACTAATAGAAATATTAATACAAATACGTCTACATCAAACAACAATAATGTTAATCAAAATAATAGTACTAGTGTCAGTACGAATATCCAACAAGGTGATATGACTAATAGAAACATTAATGATACAAATATCACACAAAAGGTGATTCAGCCACCTCCAACAGCTATTGCTCCTGCTATGATGAGTGGTGGAAGTCCTGACCTTTGTACCACAGGACAATCAGGAGCTGTTCAAACCCAATTTCTTGGTATGGCTTTAGGTGGAACTCAAAGAGACATGAACTGTGAAAGATTGAAACTCAGTAAGACACTTTATGATATGGGAATGCGTGTAGCTGCAGTTGCTACGATGTGCCAAGATCGAAGAGTATTTGATGCAATGATGATGGCTGGAACTCCTTGTCCATACGAGGGATTGATAGGAGAGCAAGCTAAAGATGCATGGGCTAAGAATCCAGATAAAATGCCCAAACTAACAAAAGAAAATGGATAAAAACTACGGTTATAAACACACTAAAGGCTTCATAGCCTTTTTTGTTTTTATCATTGTTTTGTTATTGATAGCACCAGCATTCGCACAGTCGGGTACTATTGATATTACTGGTAATTTAGTTAATAATACTCAAACAGCTACTCCTTCTGTTTCAACTTGGCAAAATGCAAAATTTGTTAATTCTTTGACCTGCTGGGCAGGAGGGGATCCAAATTGCAGTGCGGGACAACCATATGTAAGACCTGATGGTAATATTAATTTTAGTTACGGTTATACAGAGCTCTATCAGGTTGTAAATGTTTCCAAAGCATTGCCTAATTCAGGAACTGGACTTGTTACTACAGGGTTCACTTTCAGTTGGCGCAGTAAGAATGGTAATGGTTGGGATGATGGTAGACTTGATGAACTAAAGGCATATGTACAAGGGTATTCTAAATCAGGACAATGGATTGAAAATTTTAATTATAGTTTAAACTTTAATCATGATTGGACAGATTTCTCCTGGAATGAAAATTGGAGCAAACTTAGAAGACCAACTGATCTCGCTAACGTTTTATTTGGTTTTGCAGGAAAAGATAATAATTATTGGATGGGACCATATGGCCCTGAGATAACAAACGTCAATTTTCATCTTAAATATAAACCCGATCCTTGCGTTACTAATCCATTGTATAGCCCAGAATGTCCAAAGTTTCAAGAAACTTTACAGAAAAATTTAGCTTCGACAACTACTACGACAGAAGTAATAAAATCTCAACAAGAGTTTGAATTTCAGCAGCCTTATTCGTCTAGCCAGCCTAAACAAACTATTGAACCAATGCTTGGTGAAAAAGAAGAAGGTGCATTCGAAGAATCTTTTCATGTTGATATCAATAGATTAATTGATACTCTTATAAAAATTGAAGACAATCAAAACAAAGAACAGCAGATATCATTAGATGCAGCATCCTCTGCCACAAAAGAAACAGAAAAAATATCTCAACAAACATTAAAGCAAGCTGAACAGATTGCATCAAGAGCAGTTAGACAAAGTATTGAAATAGGAGCAACGTTACAACAACAAGTAAATACTGAACAAACGAACAAAGAAAATAAATCCCAGCAATCTTTGGCATTATTTCAAACCCCTACTACTGTAACCTCAGGATCTTTTCAACTACCAAATTCACAACAACAATTTAGTTTGTTACAATCGCCAAGTATTTCATCATCAAGTATATCAACTTCAATACAAGAAAACAATATTAAAGTACAAAACACATCAAGCTTGAATTTAAGTTTAACAAATATTACTCAACCACAAACTTCTGTTTCTTCAACACAAATTCAACAAAATGCATTACAACAATCACAGAGTAGTGTTGTAACTACCAATCCATTACAAATAGGATTATTGAATCCTTTAATAGGTCAAGTTCAAGAAACACCAACTTTACAATCTAATTTTCTTTCAAACAAAACCGATCCACTTAATAGTATTATTGAAAATAAACCTTCCGCTGAAGAAAAGAAACAAGATACAAATATTAAACAAGTAAAATCCAATGTTCAAGATAACGATGCAGCAGCTGGAGTCTCTCTTGATTCTATTGCCAGGACTCCAACAGGGTTTAACACTTATTTGGTAGCTTTAAATGACGCAGCATTTTATGCCCCTAAAGAAATATATCGTAATCAAAAAACTATTGATAATGTTAGAGCTTTAAGGCAGTTAGCTGGTGATAGGCTGCATCAACAAATGGTAGATTTACAATATAGGAAATAACGTGGACTTTCTATTCAGCACTATTTTTAGCCTACATTTAGGTGTAACCAATGTCGATAATAACATACATCCAAATATAAGTTTATTTAAAAATGATTTAGCAGGTGGATTGTATCATAACACAGACAAATCATTTTCTGGATATTTTGGTAAAGTTTTTAGGAAAGATAAATTTGAAATATTTTTAGGAGGTGTCACTGGTTATAAATTGCCAGTAAATTCTCCTGTTGCACCAATGTTTTTAGTAAGATATGAAATTGATAAAAACATTAATATTATTGCAATGCCTACTATAGACAACAAAACTAAAGATCCTGCATTAGTTCTTGGATTAGAGTTAGTGCTTCACAAATAGAGGAAGAGATGACAGAAGAAATCAAAGATGTAAACAAAAAAATAGATGATGCAGAAGCAGCAGTAAAAAAATATGCAAGTAAAGATACCGTAATTAGTATTGGAGGATATGAATTTACTCCTGCAAAACTAATGGTTGCTTTTACATTAGTATCATCTATCTTAGGTGGATTGTATGGTGCATTTGAGGTATATCGAGACTACATCGGAATGAAGAAAAAGATTGCTGAATACGTTACACCTGATCTTTCCGAATTTGATAAAAGATTGACAGTTCAAGAAGAAGGCACCGTTAAAGCACAAAAGAGTATTGAAGAAGGTGCTAATAAGACAGCAGAATATACCCGCGATATAAAGAACGATATCAAAGGTGACCTACGAAGATTAGAAAAGGTAGTTGAGGAAGTTGAACGTGCTAACAAACAACAAGCACGAGAAATAGATAAAGCTATTAGTGAAGCAAAAGCAGAAATTCGTGCTGCACAAAAACAAGTCGATGTAGCTGCTAATCAATTGAACAAAGATGTTGCTGCAGCAATAAAGAACACTGAGCAACAGCTAAAGGCACAAGATCGAGAAGTAGAACAAAAAATGAAAGCTCTCGAAAGAAAAATGGATGATAATATCAAGAAAGCTTTAGATAATCCTCTTGCTAACAGATAAAATTACTGGCCTTCTTCTTTAGTCCATTTATATTCAGGTAAACATTGACGAGGTATAATTTTCTTATCCACAGTTATAACGATAATATATTCGCACATTCTCTTCATTAAATCAGTGTGAGCTTGAAGTCTTTTTTCCAAAGATTTGATATTATTATCTAAAATTTGATTATTCTTTTCTAAGGTGCTAATTAAAACACTTTGTTTTTCTACAAGAATCTCTACCGTATTTGTATTCGTTGTAACTACTTGAGGTAGTTGTTCTACAGTAGTTTGTTTATTATTTGTTTTTACAATAGCAAACACTGTTAAAATCAATGCAATAAAAATAAGTACTATTATGATTGTATACACAGGATTAGATTGAATTTTAAATAAAATTCTTTCTAAATTCAAAGTATCTGATGGTTTTTTTCTTAATGGTCTAGTCATGATGTAATCTATAAATAATAATGTTATTATTTATCAAGAGGATAATAAATGTCTGAAGAAAAAAAAGTACCAACTCGCAGTGAACGTGAAGCTGCGATTAAAGATAAAGCTGGTTTCGTTATTGTATTTCTAGCTGCTTTGCTTGCTATTAATACTATGATAGGTGGAAGTAATAGTAGCAAAATTCAAAATAATACCATTCAAGCTAATAATATGTGGGCCTGGTACCAGGCAAAAAACGTTAGGGGTGTATTGTATGAAATTAGTGCAGCTGAAGCTAATAAACCAGAGAATGCTGAAAAGTTTAAAGCTGAAGCTCAAAGAATGAGTGATGATAAAAAAGAGATTATGGAAAAAGCTAAAGTGTTAGAAGCTGAAAGAGACGAAGCTAAAAAAAGAAGTCCTTGGTTCACATGGGGTGGAAGCATTCTTCAAATTTCAATCGTTCTGTTGACAGCAAGTATATTAGCTGCTAGTATGCCTATGTTTTATGTCAGTACAGTTGTTGGTGCGGTAGGAGCTTTAATTGTAAGTCAAGCTCTTTGGATGTGGGCTCCGTGGTTAGGATAATTTTATTGTTTGCTCTCTTAACTGGTTGTTCTGATTATTACCGATATCCTTGTCAAAACCCAGACAATTGGGATAAGGATATTTGTAAAAAACCTTATTGTGAAATTAATAAGACTTGTCCAGAACATATCTTTAAAGAAGATTTAAAGAAGGAGTGCAAATAATGCAAGAAATGATTGATAAGATGTTAGGTAAAGAAGAAACTAAACAAGATTCAAATAGGAGTAAAAAAGGTGAAAGGTATACAGAGAATGAACTCATGGTTCGTCTCAAATTCATCATCGGTTGTTGCCTTGCTTTTACCCTTATCGGTATTGTTTTTACTGTGCTCTATAGCATTATGTTTGTTACTCAACCTCTCAATGCTATCAGTCCAATTGATCAGAAGTTTTTTGAGTTGATTATTCCTGTTGCAACGTTTCTTTGTGGAACACTATCTGGTATCATGCTAGCAGGAACCGGTAAAGAAGCTGCAATGGCAGGTGCTGCAGCTCAACGTGCAGCTGATAAAGATGCAAAGGACAAAGATGGAAAAAAACCTGAATAGCTGCTATGATTTAATAGTTGCCTATTTTATTATGATGTGGTATAGTCCATTTTTCACTATCGGGAGTATTCCCATTACTAAGGAGAAGTTATGAAGTTATTAGTTACATTGTTTGCGGCTATTGGTTTATCATTAGCTCACGCACAAACACCACCTGCACCTAAAGGTAAGCCTGCTACAGAAGCTGCTAAGGCTGTAGATGAAGCTCGTGTAGACAAGGCAAAGGAAGATGCTGCAAAGAAGCCTGAACCAAAGAAAGAAGCACCTAAGGCTGAACCAAAGAAAGATGCTCCCAAACCAGCAGCCAAGAAAGAAGAACCTAAAAAGGAAGAAGCTAAGAAATGAAAGTAGAGATTGGTCCATATAATGATGACAATGAAAGTGATTTCCAACGCAAAATAGAAGTTCATATAGACGACTATGATACTTGGAGTATGGACCATACTCTTGCTTACATTATTGTACCAATGCTTAAGCAGCTCCAAGCTACTAAGCATGGTGCACCTTTTGTTGACGACGAAGACGTTCCTGAACGTCTTCGATCCACTAATGCAAAACCTAAAGAAGATGAATGGGATACTGATGAGTTTCACTTTGATCGCTGGGATTGGGCATTAGATGAAATGATTTGGGCTTTTGAACAACACAATTCTGACGATGATACTAGTAAGTTTTTTGATCATAGTGCAGCAGATGAGGCACGTGCCAAGGCTGAAGAAACTGAATCTGACCAAGATTTTAATAATTACATTAGATTGATAAAAGTAGATCGTGAAGGATTGGATGCTCATGAAGAACGTAAACAACATGCGTTTAAATTATTTGGAAAGTATTATACATCGCTATGGGACTAAGTGTATCAGTTGTGACAGATTTTCCTGAAATACCTTTTAATCCAGTTAAATCAGTAAAAGATTTCCAAGAGGAAATAGATAAACTTGTAAAAATAAAAGGAATGGAGTATATTGAGGCAGTTGTTTATTTCTGTGAATCTACAGGAATGGAAATTGAGAGTGCTGCTTCATTGATTAAGTCTAGTGCAAAAATGAAGGCAGTGATTCAGAACGAAGCTGAAAATCTAAATTATTTACCTAAAAGTGCAAGACTTCCTATATCAGACAGTTAGCGAAAAACAAGCATTTGAGGCATACAAATTGTATGTCGCAATCAAAAATCATTTTACAAACCCTACTTACGATTTCTTCAAATACAACGGAAGAACTAAAGCGTCTTTCAAGACATTTGAGAAAAGAAATGATAAGTATTTTTTCTATAAATTAGCAGACAGGAAAGACAAACTTGAGTATCTTGTTGCAAACTTTGTTTCTGGTGCTGATAACTGGGTTGGTGATTTGGTTAACAATGCAGAAGGGGAGAGACGCTATCGAAGACTTGTTGGTTATCGCGATAGCCTTACATATCAGTTTACTAGCGATTTGGGTAAACTTTTGGAACACTTTGATAGTAATTTCATAGTTACAAATTGTCAGCACCCTCCTTTACTGATAAAGTACCTTAGGGGTGAAGTTCAATTAGAAACTATGGTGATCTTGGATAGTCTTATCGGATATACCAAACATTGGAATAAAAAGATAGAAGATCCTGTTGTATGGCCACAAATTTCGTTAAAGATCAAGAAATTTAAACCATTTTTGTCGTTTGACCAGGACAAACTTAAAAAGTTGGTCGTTGACAAATTTTCTTCATAGTCGTAATATAAATACTACATTCGGTATGTGGATGTGGATAAACTTAATACAACTTATACATTTATACAAGGAAATATATGACTACTAGTTTTCAGTCTCTACGTAAGAACTCTGCTTCTGCACTCAACAAGCTCACAGAAGAGCTTACAAAATTAAACTCAAACGCTCCCCAAGAAGATGAACGATTCTGGAAGCCTACAGTCGATAAGGCTGGTAATGGTTTTGCAGTAATTCGTTTCCTTCCTGCTCCTGCAGGTGAAGATGTTCCTTTTGTTCGTATTTGGGATCACGCTTTCAAGGGTCCTGGCGGTTGGTTCATTGAGAAGTCTTTGACTACTCTTGGTGAAGCTGATCCAGTTTCTGAGTACAACATGGAACTTTGGAACACTGGTCTTGAGTCTAATAAGAAGATCGTTCGCGATCAGAAGCGACGTCTTTCGTTTATTAGTAACATCTATGTTGTCAAGGACTCTGCTAATCCCGAAAATGAGGGTAAGGTATTTTTGTATCGTTACGGCAAGAAGATTTTTGATAAGTTGAACGCTTCTATGAACCCTGAGTTTGAAGACGAGAAGCCTCTCAACCCATTTGATCTTTGGGAAGGTGCAAACTTTAAACTTAAGATTCGTAAGGTTGAAGGATATCAGAATTATGATAAGTCTGAGTTTGATTCTCCTTCTGCTCTCCATGATGATGATTCTGCTCTTGAGTCAGTGTGGAATCAAGAGCACGCATTACAACCTTTCTTAGCACGTACGGAGTTCAAAACGTATGATCAACTTAAAGCACGTTTGTATAAAGTGCTTGGCCTCGATGGTTCAGCTCCTAAACCTACAACTACTGCTGACGATGAAGAAGTTGCAGCTCCAAGCCACAAAGCTCGCACTGCTGTTGCTGCAGCAGCAATGGCAGCTGCCTCTACTGTTGGGGATGATGACGATGATTCTATCAGCTACTTTCAGAACCTCGCCAACGAGTAACTAAGTTATAGGTCTTGCTATAGTTGTGGAGCTCCCTTGTGGAGCTCCCATTTTTATAGCAGTAGTACTAGAATTATTAACATTCATAACAACTTGAGTGTTTTGTTGTCTCTTAGCAGCATTCACTTCAGCACTTGAAGACGTTGTCGATTGTCCTGTTGATGGAGTACTTGCAACGATAGTTCCAGAAGAACCAACATCAGTGTACATAGTAGAATATTTGTCAACCTTAGCAAGTATCTCTGCTCCAATACCTTTGGACAAATCTAAACCAGCACCACCAATAACCTGAGTAACTGCTCTATTGGCTTCTGATTGTGATTTGAAATCCATTCTACCCTTTAAACCCTGCTTGACAAACAAAGCGGCAATTTTGGCTGCTATAATAGGATTGTTTGCCAATTCAGGATTTTTGACAAGATCTATTCCAATTTGTTTTCCATAAAAAGCATAATTCTTTTTACCAGTAATTTGTATAAATCCTCTGCCCCTATATTTGTATCCATCACCCGGTTCATCATTTCCCATCAGCTTACCTACAGGCGACTTAGAACCGTACACTAACTCAGCTAATCCTTGTGGATTATTAGTGTATTGCTTGAGATCATCATCGGTCAGTCTTGC